ATACAGAGTACCATCTTCAATTACAAAGCATTCCTTCAGATTAGCTTCGAAATAATCAATTGCCCTGTCTCCAGTGCTAAAATTTTCTTCATGTACACAGTACACAGGCATATCTTTAGGTAGCGTATTTAGATACTCTATCAATAATCCTACCGTCAAAGCGGTATTAGCAGACGGCGAATTTGTTGCCCAATCTTTATTATTAATATGGCAATCCATGTAGTCATCATTACTCATTTGTTTAACTCCTCCCATTTTTCTTTGGTGAATTCAGTCCATCTAGATGCTGATTGTTTCTGTTTATATATAGGTATCAATCTATGCGCATCATCGCTAGTCATGTACATAAGTTTGTCTGGATGATCTAATATAACCTTCTGATTTCTATCATCCGGTGGCATCTGCTCGGCGCAGTTATGCCAGGTGATTTCAATGGCACTCACAATAACCCCCATTATATGCATAAGGGCCGTTCCTTCCTTGTGGATCTTCTTTGTTGTAATGCTCGCCAGGCATGCCGTACCATTCACTTCCATTGCCGCAACAATCGCATACAGAAACATCATGATCTGAATTGCTTGATATCCACATGGGAACTTTGCCCACAAGATCATCATCCATAGCATCAAGTTGTTTTTCCGGTATTTGATGCAGGTTTATGAATCCGAACCCTTCGCATCTTGTGCAAGTTATTGCCATCTTTACTCCTTAAACTCAGTGAATGAATACTCTGCGTTCGGTATGTTCCAGTTGGGTGTGGTTGTTTTAATCATAACCTTTCCATTGATATGTGTCTTACCCTCAAACTCGCCTAGGGGCATCATCCAGTATTGCCTCTCAGTCATAAGCATCCAAACCGGCAGACCTGTCCTTGCTTGCTGGCAGATCATGTCTGCTAGTGGGTGAGGGTTCCAAATTAAATAATGAGTTACATTGTCTAAGTTTGGTCTTTTTTCCACCGATAAAAACATTACATCTTTGCCACTTACACGTCTTAATGTATAACCATGATCTGAATTTTTTATCTCAGCAATATGCTCATCGCTGCCGGTGTATTTGACCCATTCACTCATTATTTATCCTTAAGAAATCTACATATTTTTACAGACAGGTCGGTAACGTTAAATGTCTCCAGTTTCCTCATTGCTTCTTTGCATTCTTTCACACTCAATTCCAACTTAGGCTCCAAACCATCGCCTTGGCTAACACCCATCGTTACATTAGCAAGATCGTTAGTTAAGGGAATGGCGATTTCCTTAACTTCTCTCCATATTTTATGCCCTTTAGCTATTCTCCAGCCTTCTTCTATCCACTTTATTTTTTTACCATCATGCAGAACATAGCCGGATTGCTTATCCCCAAGAATATCATCAGTCTCCTCAAGCACTATCCTGATCGGATGGATTTTTTCTACGATCAAGCTGTTTTTATCTTGAGGTTTAGCTTCTCTGACTGCGCCATCAACAAATACATGCTCAATATTTCCAATAGGTACCCGAAAACAAACAGCCTTCCATCCTTCCGGCAATCCTTCAACTTTAAACACGGTATGATCTCCTATATGGCTCCCGCAAAGTGCGGGAGCGTGATGTTACTTTACAGGTATGTTTCTACACAACTTAGTGAGCTTGATACAGTAGTTGGTATCACGCTCCAGGTAGAAGCAGGATCAACCGCAACACCTTTAATTACTTTTGCACCCAATATAGAAACTATGTGCGCTTTACACGTAGCTTCCGTAATGCTTCGCGTAACACATGGGTACTGATCCACAATCGTCGGTATCTGATTCGAGTTAACCTGTGTAACGGATCCAACAACACACCAGAAACTTTGAGTTGTTGCACTTGCACTTCCAACAAAAGCAACCATTAAAACCAATACTGCCAATAATTTTTTAAACATTTTTGTTTCTCCACTTAGTTAGTTTGCCTGTTGTTCGGTTGCAGGCTCCGATAAACCCTATTTGTCTATGAGTTGTTACAGTTAATTTATCGCATAATAATCACCGTTCGTCTAATTACCGTACTTTAATATGGCATACGGCAGCCGTTCTAAGTTTGTTCATCAACTCGGTTATGACGCTCTACTTTTTACACAGCTTGCCCTCAAGAGCGAGCCTTCCTGCCGCACCCACACCATTTCGTAGCGTGCATGTTCCTAAAAGCGCTTTCTTTTCCAGTTTGCTGCCAGACGACCCTGGCGCACTAACCTTCATCCCTTTTGAGCGACCGGGACCCTTCTTTGTCAAGTGCCTGGAAAGCTTACCGGCTGATTTAATTCCGGCGCCGTTTCCAGCACCAAAACCCATACCACTTAACATACTCGCCATAATTTGCGCTATCCCTAAACGATCCATAACTAACCTCCTAAAATTGTGTAAACATAAAATACCGCTACCAATATCCACGATGCTATCATCGACCATGTGGATGCCCATACTACCTGATCGTCACGCTTCTTGTCGTCACGCAACGATTGGTTCTTCCGGATAAGCTCATCCTTCTCTTCCCTAAGCTGCTTGATTGCGGCATGCGCTTCACGATTACTATCCACTGCTCCACGTCCGGCTATGATAACCGAATCTTTCGTGTCATCGAGCTGCTTTAATATTGCTATCATCTTTGGGTCTACACAAGTTTCCATTATATCTCCTTAGTTATTAATCCCGACTTCCGACAATTTCTCGCTAATGATTTAAGGTAGCGCGAGTCTTTTTGGTTCGGTCAAAAGTGCTATAGTTTGGGGACACTTTTAACCAACATTGTCAGCAATCTAGCGAGCGTCGGGTACTTCTCGCTTCTAAAGGAATATCGCTACCACCCAAAATGTGTTGCGATTTGACTCCAAGACATGCCTGCCACAATGTAGCCGAGGCATATCGCCACGAACGCTACGACTATCGAGTCGGCTGGTTGCCTGCGTTGGTATGTGTGTAATTTATAGTCTCTCATTCTTTCATCTCCAAAAATGCTTGCAACGTGTGAGCGCCTTTCTTGATATCTAGATCCCCTTCTCTCGCAAGATACTCGATAGCAGTACCCTTCATGTACCCGCGAAACTCTTCCGGCGTCAACCACGCTTTGAGTACCTGCCATGGCTGATAATTGTGATCCCCGCCGTGCTGCGTGTCGAGTGCGCTCGGTGTTGCGAGTGGCACCGGTAGCACGTCCAGGATGCTGCCATAAACGTCGAACGAGTCGAGGTTATCGGGATGTAGGTTTAATATAGATCCGTCATAGCCAACAGCATGCAGTAGTCTATCGACCGCTATGACCACATAGTGCTTACTTGTCTTTTTATTCTTCAATACATTACCTACTTTGATCATTTTAATATCTCCTTAATAACCTTTTCCATAGATTCTAACTTACTTACCGCAGCACTGGAACCAACCAAATCCTTCATATACAAACATTCATCCTGCAACCCTTCCAGACACTTACGGTACTTATAGTTATAGTTATCGTCAGTTGACTCGTACAGCCTCTTAAACAACTCCCGTTCCAGCGGAGTCATAAGTAACGGTTCGACGCTTGCGATAAAATGTTCGTCGGTCATTCCGGCCATCGTGCCGGGATCAAGTGTTAGTAGGTTCACATTTACTCCTTGTTGACAGTACCGTCACTATAACCGATGTCATTTAGGATTGTCAAGCATTTTCGTAGATACCAATCGTAATCAATATCTGTAGGAAAATCATCAGGTAACGTCATGCACGGGCGAGCGCCGTAAGATAAACTTACGATTGCGTTGCGTTTGGCGTACACGATTGGACCAGGCGCTTGTGTGGAATAGTACCAGCGTACCACTTTACCTAAGTACTCCGGACGTTGTACGGGGAAGCATAGCGCGTAGGCTGTACTGGCATCATGTGTCTGCCCGTTCCGCTGCCATTTACGACCATCCTTCATCCATCCATTAGCGAGCAGCACCGGCAGCATGTCGCGTACTTTGGTGTCTTTACGCGGTCCGTCTCCCCATAGCTTGATACCGCCACCAGTTACCTTCTGTATTGTTACGAACTTGCGGATATCCCGGCAGGCTGCTAGTGAGTAAAGTAGCGGAGTGCCTTTGGACAGGAAGTCAGCAACCGCATCGGAGCATATCTCTACGTCAGGGTTCTTCTTCTCTACCAGGCCGGCGGTGCTGTATTCACCTTTACGCTTGACGCTACCGTCTGACTTCACGGCAAAGTACGTGTTGACGTCACGAGAATAGATCGCGGAGTACTCAGACCGCTCCATTTTCAACCCCGTGCGATTCTGCCATTCTGATATTAATTGATCCTTTATTGCGATCTTATCGCGCGGACATTTAGTTACCACACCGTCGGTATTGGCTGATATGACCTGGATACCGTAATGTTCAAACCATTCAATCAGCATGAGTAACGATAGTTGCCCAGTGATCGTTGTTTGGATCAACATCTCGGGCGCAAAGAGAACGCTATACGGACTACCTGTTTTACCAAACGTCCCGTTGATCATGATTTTACCGCCGTCATCGCCGTTCTTAGCCTTAACGTATTCGACAGTGCCTTCAAAACCTGCGGCCTTGAGCTTCTTTGCTAACGCTTTACACATTACACGTTCGTCGGCGATAGTTTGAAACTCAGCAAGAAACGCCGGACCCAACGCCTTCGGCCATCTGCCTGAATTAAGCATGAGTTGAGGATAGTAGCGCTCAACGTCGTCGTCCTGGATTGCACACCTATCGTCGCTTACATGTACTGTACAGCTTTCTTGACTGTGGATACCCCCTATACCTATTTTATATATCGATTGGTTTATAGTTACCAAACGACCCTCCAAGTGCGAGGGCATTTGAACGGAGCCTGACGCGCCTAACGTGAAGGTTGATTCTTTAATTAATCTGAATGCTTCTTGTAATTGGGGGAGTTCAAACGCGACATAATCTGGAACGTCATATTTGAACGACAAGTTCCAATCGATCTCAACTTTACCAATCTTTCTACCGAGAACTTTCTCACACTGTGATTTGATAATTGCCTCAGCAACCTGCGCGTCACTCTTGCTACGAACATCAATCCCATACCGCTCACTAAGCGCAATACGCTGATCAATCTGAGGTTGCAACGCATCCCAAAGATCCTCAAGTACGTCCAGATCGTTGTCGCAATACAGATCAACCTCGACCATCTCCGGCTCAGTGAGTACATGATCCGGCTCGTAGGGTAGGTCTTGGATCTTCTTGGAATGGATGCGTCCGGCGTACTGCTTGAGACTGCCGGCACCAGGCGCCACTTCCATGATGTCAATGTGGTCGGCAGGCTGCCAGCGTGGTAGGCCAAGCTCCCAATGGCGCACCTTATCCACAATCATCCGATCGTTAATAACCTTTAGCTGCTCGGGCGTATAGCCACTTAGCGCACCTGTGATCATCGCCACGTCGTAATTGATACCGTTGAAGCTGATCACAGTGTAGGTCTGGAACAGGGCGCGGATCTCGGCCATTTGCTGGTCAGATAACCGTTGCCCTGCGCGCATTGAGAACGATAAGGACTGCTCACCCTTTGGGCGCAACTTTAGGAGCCAAAAATTGGGAAAACATTCTGTGTCGTAGAAGGCTAACTTTTGCATAACGCCTCAAACTCAGGACGACCAGTTACATCAACGCCAACTGCGTTCGGATCGTACGTTTCTACAGCATGGAAGGTGATTTCGTTGAATAGTAGTCTGCGTACTGGTAAATTATTAACCGCCATCTTAAAGTAAGATCCTTTGAGTTCGCTACCGATAAATTTACGTCCGGCGATCATAGCACAATGAGCAGTAGATCCTATTCCGGTGAATGGATCAAATACAACATCACCAGGGTTACTCCATAACTGCAATCCTCGATCTATTATATCTAGTGCCATTGGGCATATGTGGCGTTCGTCCTCATCATCTCGTCCACCGCGATAATTTAATGTACGGCTCGATCGTATATCCATCCACACTGGGCTAGCGAGACGCCGCCATCTGTTATGGCTAGGGTTCCCGTCAATAGGATCATCTTCTCCAATGAACTCGGTCAGTCCTTGTTCGTGCGCAATTGGGGATTTATTTTCACCAGGTTTGCGAAACGTCAATAAGTATTGTGGCAATCCTGCGCGAGACAATGCGCTATCTTTGCACAATTGCTTGTGCATCAAGCCAATTGCTTTAGTGCGAGTAGCTTCGATCAGTGGGTCTTTCCATATGACATGTTCACTGTGATAGATAAAACCTCTCGCAATGAATGCTGCAATCAATGATCCACGAAAATCCTTTAATCCGATATATCCGTCTCGACTTTTCATTGCAGGTAAGTTCATGCAATCTACCGATACGTTACGCCCTGGCATTGTGATACGCAACAACCCATCTATAACGTAGTTAAAATGCTCAAAGAACTCCATATCAGATTTGCAATTACCGATGTCTCGGTCTGAATTTGAGTAAGCATAAAGATTGCTATATGGTGGCGAAAATATCGAATATCCTACCGAACTTTCCGGCAATAAGTTCATTACTTCAATACAGTCCGCATTGTATATAGCGCAGTTCTTTACGATATGTTGATCTATTACAGCCATGAAGGGATCTCCAATGTTTTTGTAGGTTTATAATCAGTTCGTTCTTTAGCTGTCCCGATGACTTCTCGGCGTGTGAATTCACGCATGTGCGCTAACATTTCTTCGGCCATAACATCAGCTTGCATTTGCTTACGTTCCAAGTTATCTTTAACAGCGCCTTCCGCTGATGTATAAACAATGTCCACATGAACCTCTTTTGTTTGTCCGAACCGATAGCATCGACGAACGGCCTGGTAATATTTCTCGAATGAGTCATCGAGTCCGACGAATCCAACACGACGGCAGTGTTGCCAGTTAAGACCGAATCCGGATATCTTTGCT